AACCTTAATATGTGGGTGGATGCTGAAACAACGTGGGTGCTTGATGATAAATGGATGGCAAGTAGTGTTACAGAGGATGATTCATTGCTCCAGGGAATGGATTGCTGGGGTGGCCTTGACCTTTCCAATGTGTCCGATATTACCGCATTTGTCCTGTTGTTTAAGGATGATGAGGGGCGTTTGTATCTTAAGCCGTACTTCTGGATACCGGAGGACAGCTTGAGAGATAAGATTGCAAAGGAAAATGTTTTCTATGCGGAATGGGTACAAAAGGGGTATGTTAAAGTTACTCCTGGTAATGTCACTGATTGTGATTATATCCGCGCTGATATAGATAAGATTGCCCAGGAGTATAATATACTCTCAATAGCATATGACCGATGGAATTCCTCACAGATGGTAATAAACATGCAGAGTGATGGCTTTACCATGTCACCGTTTGGGCAGGGATATGGCTCTATGTCTGCACCGACCAAAGAGTTTGAGAAGATGGTACTGTTGGCAATGGTTGAGCATTTTGGGAATCCGGTGCTTAGATGGATGATGTCATCTGTGGCTATTCAGCGAGATCCGGCAGGTAACATTAAGCCGGACAAAAGAAAATCATCACAGAAAATTGATGGTGTGGTTGCTTCCATTATGGCCCTGGGTGAGATGATGACAGCTATGGCTGATGAGGATAGCAACCCATATAACTCAAGAGGATTGAGAAGTTTGTAACCAGGAGTAATCCTGAATAAAAAATAAATGACCGAACTTGACCGCTTAATGATTATTCCCCAGGCTCCGCCATCTATGAGAAGATTGGCTACTACAGAGGGGTTCATTGCTTCGTATGAAGCGCTTGTAAAGTGTTGTAAGACCTACCAAAATGCCTATGAAGTGCTGGAAATGCAACATGAAAGGGTGTTTGGTTTTCGCAAATATGACAACTTTTCCAGCTTTAAAAGTGTTTATTGGAGGAGACAGAGAAGAAAAAATGAGGGTAGGAAAGTAAAAAAGTAAACAATGTTTACCTTTTTCTTCAATTTAATTGTTTCACTTTGCAGTGTAAAGTTTAACGCGAATAGGTTATGAGTGTCATTCCTTGGTAAAATATTTAAGAGAAGTGCTGACAACTTCAGTGAAATAGATAGGGCGGTTAGCACTGCACTTTCCGGTGGTGTCAACACTAACGGTAGTGTCTATGTTACTGAAGACACTGCATTAACACTGACAACAGTGTGGGCGTGTGTATCCCTGTTGTCTGAGTCTGTTGGGATTCTCCCTGTACATTTGTACAAGAAGACAGATACCGGAAGAGAGATTGTGCATGGGCATAAGGCTCTAAATCTTGTAAATAATCCTAATTCATACTTTTCAAGAATGGATCTGCTGCAGCACCTGATGGTGTCTGTTACTTTGCATGGTAATGGTTATGCACGCATTATCCGCGATAATAGCGGTAATGCTGTAAGACTGAAACTCCTGGAGCCACAGGTGCCACAGCCGGTCTTGTCACCAAATGATGAGCTATTCTACAATGTGGAAGGTGAGTTGGTGCATTCGGATGATATGATACATATTAAGGGATTGGTTGTTGATGGGTTAAAGGGCATGTCTCCAATTGCTGTGCATAGAGAGAATTTAGCCTTGACAATGGAGGTTCAGCGCTATGGTGAGCAATTCTTCAGTAAGGGTGGCAATACCTCTGGTGTGTTTGAGGTCCCAGGCACCCTAAAGGATGATGCTTTTAAAAGATTGCAGCAACAGCTCACAGCTCAGTATGTAGGTTTGGGTAATTCTCATAAGCCATTACTCCTTGAGGGTGGCATGAAATACTCAAGGGTTAATATTCCATTGGATGATGCGCAGTTCTTGACAACTCGCAAGTTCCAGAAGAGTGAGATTGCTTCTATTTATCGTGTCCCTCCGCATATGGTGGGAGATCTTGAGAGGTCAACATATTCCAATATTGAGCAACAGAGCCAGGAGTATCTTACTTATTGCTTAATGCCATATCTGGTTAAGATAGAAACGGAGCTCAATCAGAAACTATTATCATACTACGATAGAGAAAAACTTTATTTCCGCTTTGGTTTGAATGGTTTATTGAGGGCTGACAGTAAGAGCCGTTCAGAGTATTACAAGAATATGTACCTGATTGGCTGTATGTCTCCAAATGAGATAAGGGAGCTTGAGGAAATGAATAAATATAGTGGTGGTGATGAGTTCTATGTACAGCAGAATATGACAACAACTGAAAACGCAATCAATCAAAATAATGAGTGATAAAAAAGATTTGAAAGGGCAGAAAGAGAGCCGTATGGTTTCTTTTCAGGGAAAGCTGGAGCATAGGGATGCTCAAGAAGATTCTCCAAGGATCATAAGCGGTTATGCTGCTGTCTTCAACCAGGTGGCTGAGATTGGCCACTGGTACAGGTATAAGGAGCAGATTGCTCCGGATGCATTTGAGGGGTGCAACTATGACAAGTGTGTTGCCTGCTTCAACCATAACACTGATAATATCCTTGCAAGGTATTCTTCCGGCACACTGAAACTTTCCGTTGATAGTGTGGGCTTGAGGTTTGAGTTTGAGGTGCCAAATACAACTGTCGGGAATGATATGTATGAGTTGGTAAAGAGGGGAGACATATCACAGTGTTCATTTGCTTTTGTGGTTTCAGAGGATACCTGGAAATATGATGAGCAAGATGATGAGAATGATCTTCGTACTATCAACAAAATATCAGAGCTGTGGGATGTATCCCTTGTGACTTATCCGGCATATGAAGGTACATCTGTGGATGCAAGAAGTGCTGATGAGGATGCATTCAAGAAAATGAAAGAGCAATATATATCTGAAAGAGATAATGCAAGAATAATGGCAGAGTCTGAGAGCCGAGCTCGTCTTTGTCAGGTTTTGAACCTCGGCAATAACGCAAACTAATTTTTATATGTCAAAACTAAAAGATTTGAAGGATCAGAGAGCTGCGTTGTATGCTGAGATTCAGGACCAGCAGAAGCAGTACGATGGCAAGCAGATGGATGCTGAGGCAAGAGCTGCTTGGGACAAAAAAGTTAATGAGCTCAATGCTTTGGATGCACAGATTCAGTCAGAGGAGAGAAGAATGGCTACAGAGAAATTGGCTGTTCAGTCTTGTGTACAGCAGCAGGAGGAGCGCAAAGCTGATTCTAAATCTGAGATGATGGCTTTTAGAAATTACCTTCTTGGTATTGAGGAGCCTGCTGTTTCTAAACGTGCGCTAAGCGGTACAAACGGTAGCGTATTGGTGCCTACTACAATTGCTGATAGAATTGAGAAAGCGCTTGGCGGTGTCTCTGGTTTTTATGGTGCAGTTGATGTAAAACCAACCACAACTCCTGGTGATTTATCAATCCCTACCTTCAATGCTGCAGGTAGAAGAGCAATGCCGGTTGCAGAGTATGCTCAGTCAGCTAAGCAGGGCCTTACTTTTGACCAGGTTACTTTGGGCGCTCACACTTTGCGTACAGACATTATTCCTATCTCTTATGAGTTGCTACAGGATAGCGCGTTTGATATTGAGAAGGAGATTGCTGATATCCTTGTAGAGTATTTGTCAGCTGGTCTCAACTATGAGATGACCAATGGTACAGGTGACAAGACTGCGTTGGGTATTGTTAAGTCTGCAACAGTTGTGAGCAAAGCTGGTGCTGGTATTACTTATGATGATCTTGTGAATCAGCGTAAGCAGGTTAAAGCCGGTTATGCAAGAAATGCATCATATATGATGAATACTGCAACTGAGTGTGACCTTATGTTGCTTAAAGATGGTGATGATAGACCATTGTGGTTGCCTTCAATGAGGGAGGGTGCTCCTGCTACATTGTTTGGCAGACCTGTAATCATCAATGATGATATGGCTGATGGTGAGGTAATCTTTGGTGACCTTAAGGCTTATAAAGCAAGATTGGTTAAAGGTTTCTCTGTAGCAATTGCTAAAGAGGCTCTTATTGAGTATCTATCTATCGGTATCATTGGATACTGCCGTATGGATGGTAGATTGGTTAACGCAGATGCTAACCCTGTAACCATTCTTAAATAGTTAACGCTACTTTCATAATTGCAAATGGCACAGATAATCAAAAGCGCAAATGCGCCAGTTACCTTGGATGAGTTGAAAAATCATCTGCACATGTTTACCTCTGACTTTGACAACAGCTTGGAGCTCAATCTTCGCGCTGCTGTGGCAAAGGCTGAGAGCTACACCAATACATGTATATGGCAAGTGGAGCAGCAGG